TGTTAGGCCGTCCGCTACTGCCAAGCGAGATTGTACATCACAGAAACGGAAACCGCTCGGACAATAGGCCGGAAAACCTAGAGGTTATGAGCAGCCGAGACCACGGGTTACTACACAATCCACCGACAACTCCAGTACACCTAGTATGCGCGGTGTGCGGAAAGACATTCACGCCACACAAGACAAAGCGAAAGAGGGCCGTTACATGCAGCCGCGAGTGCTTCCGATTGCGTATGAAACAGATCTGGGCCGACCGACGTGCCCGCAAATCCCCGAAATGATATTCCGATGGATTGTGGAGAATAGCAACTAATGCTCTACCACCCCGACCTAGACCCGCTCGACTGGCTACGACGGTACTGGCGTCAGGACACGACGCGGACCAAGATGCTCAACGGCTGTTGGACGCGGGAGGGGTGGGTTTGGTGGGGGCAACCGAAAATGGTTGCCACACAGGATGCAACCGAAAATAGAAGGAGGCGGTCTCCACGCTTAAACCCCGATGAAGCCATACCGATACCAACAAGACGCCCTAGAAAGAATAAAGCAACTAAAAAATAGAGGCTTGATTGCCTTCGATACCGGCCTGGGAAAAACCCCCTTCTCTCTCTGGAATCTGAAAGAGACCCAAGCCTATCCGGCTGTTGTCGTCTGCCCTGCCTCGGTAAAGTACCAGTGGCAACGGGAAGCCAAACTAATTACAGGTACTCGGGGATTGGTGTTGGAAGGTCGGAAAGCAATTATCCCCCCGACGACGAAGCATCAACTGTGGATCATCAACTACGACATTCTAGCCAGTTGGGTTGATTTCCTTCGAGAACAAAAAGTTCGTACTGTAATCCTGGACGAAGCTCAGTATTGCGCCAACCCCCAGGCAAAACGAACTAAGGCCGCTATGAAACTCTGCCGAGGCGTGCAGAACATCTTGGCATTGAGCGCAACCCCCATTCTTAATCGTCCTATCGAATTGTGGCCGGTAGTGAATCTCTTGGCACCTGATACGTTTCCCAATGGATTCAAGTTCAAGCAACGATACTGCAAACCCAAATGGACTCCCTGGGGGTGGCAGTACAAAGGTGCCTCGCATACGTCGGAACTCCATCAGTTGTTGACTTCTTCCATGATGATTCGTTACACCAAAGAAGAAGTCCTGCCCGATCTGCCAAAAGAAACGAGCAAGATGATTCCTTTGCCGATAATCAAGAGGGCGGAATATGCCGAGGCTGACACCGACATTGTTTCTTGGTTGGCTAAAACCGACAATGCCAAGGCACTGCGGATCAGCCGTGCCGTCCAAATGGCTCGGGTTGGGGAGCTACTACGGTTGGCATCCCGATTGAAACTGAAGTACACAGTAGAATGGCTGAATCAATATCTATCCGACACCGACGAAAAACTGATTGTATTTGCGATTCATAGAAAAGTAATCGCCACCTTGCGGGAAGAATGTAATTTTGGCTCTGTCGTTATTGACGGATCAGTGACAGGGCAAAAACGGTTCCAAGCAGTAAAACAATTTCAAGACGATCCTAATACCCGGATTCTGTTTGGGAACATCAAAGCTGCCGGGATGGGGATCGACGGCGTCCAGAAAGTATGCTCAACTGCGGTGTTCGTGGAATTACCTTGGGAACCAGGATTGGTGATTCAGGCGAAGGGGCGGATCAATCGGATCGGACAAACGAGGCCGACGATGGTGTATTACCTCGTTGCCTACGACACACTCGAAGAGACCCTGTGCCGAGTGCTGCAATCCAAACAAGATATTGTAACGACGGTTCTCGACGGCGGTAAGGGTGAAACTTTGTCATTGTTTGATCTACTGTTGAAACGATTGAAAAAACCATCGGTACAATAGGAATCAGCCATGCCCCCTGGAAAAAAACTTATTTCGTTGGGCACAGCTATTGCAAAACTACACTGGTTCAACCCAAAAACACAAGACATACAAGTGGCACGGATTACCGAATGGTCTGGTTTTCGATCCAATGACCTGATAAACCGCATCAACACACGTGAACCACAAACACACCTGTTCTATGATGCCGCCAACACTTCACTGCCCAATGATGATTATTCAATCCCGTTGCAGCGACGTGGGGAAATCGCCATGCCCCCGAAATCGATTCTACCAAAGCAACAGCCAGACCTGACCCTCAACCCGCCCAAACGATTGATTGATTTGGAATGAACACACAACTTGCTAAAATCCCAGTCAAAATCTATGTGAAGGACGGGTTCATCTCGGGTTTGTGTATTCAGTATTCCATAAATGAAGAACAACCGGCCGGGATTTTTGATGGAATCTATGGACGACGCGATTGTACATTAGACCTCAAATTTATCAGCGATGGTCGTTATTGGTTGATAGCAGGCGATCCAGTTAGTGTTAAGCTAGGAAATGTAAATTCTGGAATTACATTCCAAGGTATTGTCACAAATAATACTCTGTCAAATGATCCTGATAAAGACGGCATAACCCAATGGGTAACAATTGCAAACGGTGAAATTGATTTCGAGATAATCGAACGTGAACGAACAGCCATCCCGAAAAAAAATCGAGGTTTTCTCTATCCATCCAAACCCATTCCAAAAAAACAACAACCACCACCTAAGCCTAAACGAATTGAAGTCGTGGAAACACCACAACCCACAATAACCCTAGACCATCCACGCAGACTGATTGATCTCGAATAAACCACCTACGTCTTTAAGGCGTAGGTTTGTACCTCTACTAAGCAACCGAAGAAATCAGATGCTGTTGGGATACTTCTATCGCTGGTTTACAGGCAGCGAGAGCCGCAATGTTAATTGCAGCATTGTGGTCAGCGTGTGCTGTATGCCCACACTCAAGACAATAAAATTCTGCTTGGTTTTGTCGGTTTGCTTTTTCGCAGTGACCACAGACCGAACACGTGCGGCTTGTGTTTCGTGGATCAACGATGGATATGACCACGCCTCGCATCTTCGCTTTGTATTCCACGAATTGACGCAATTGGGCAAACGCCCAACTACCCATTTTAGCTCGCTGCTCTCGACGAAACCGTGCTCGGTCGCGGATGCCTGTCAATTTTTCCAAGGCGATTCCGCGTCCGGTGTCTTTGGCCAGAAGCACAAGCTGTTTGCTGATAACATGATTTACATGACGACGAAAACGGGATTCTCGGTTGCCAATGCGTTTAAGAACTCGCCTAGCATTTTTACGAGATCGTCGTTTGTATTGCCCACTGGTTTTTTGTTGCAGTTTTTGTCTGGTTCGATGGTATTTTTGTCGGACTTGTTCAACAACTTTTCCAGTAAAGAATTGGCCGTCGCTTGTGGTGGCCAGATTTTCAACACCCAAGTCAACACCCAAAAATTCGTGGATTTCGCAGGGCGGTTCTTCTGGAAAATCGAGAGAGCAGTAAAGGTAAAACTTATTGTTGCGATAAACAAGGTCACACTGGCCTTTGAGCCGGTCAAATCGTTCTCGTTGATAGTTTCCAAAAATAATGGGTATCAATTGACGGCCAACCAGCGTCAACAAACTTACTTTGTCCAATCCCTTAAAACCCATCAGTCGTTCATCATACGTCATTGCCCCGTATGGTTTGAATTTGGGGCATTTCTTTTTGTCACGACTAAAACACCTAACCGCCTTGCCAATAGCACGAACAGCCATTTGACTAGACAATCCAAATCGACTGCGCAACTCTTGGTAACATCGTTTGTGAATGCTCGGTTGGGAGAAAACACCAGCTTCAAAACCGATTTTGGCAGCGTAAGAAGCAGCGTCGTTAAATGCTTGTATCGTATCGAGCAAGTATTGTCGTTGTTCGACACTTGGAAGCACCTGGATTTGCAAGGTAAGTTTCATACTGTTATTTTACGATAAATTCCATCCTAAGTCAACTCTAAAAAGAACTACAACTATTTCACCACTTAAAAACAGTGGGTTCCTTACCAAATTATTATGACGATCCCCGAATTACTTGATGAATATCGAATTCCGTATCGTCTAGGTGGAACACACAAGGACGTGCGGCTCGGTTACGTCGGATTGTGCTGCCCTTGGTGTGGTGTCGATTCGGATAAGTTCTTCCTGGGAATCGAAATTGATACCGGACGGGCAAATTGCTGGCAGTGCGGTCCCAAACAGCTAGGAAAGATACTTTACAAACTATGTAATCTTACCTATCGGGAAATTTCATCCAAACTTAACCTACGTCCCACGGGCGTCTACCAGGACCACAGACGGACAAAAGGCATTCTGGTTCATCCCACCACGTCAAAGACTCTCCTGGAGCCACACAGAGCATATTTGAGGCATCGTGGATTTGATCCGGATGCAATGCAGAGGTTATGGGGCGTCCAAGGAACCAATCACCTGGGCAAATTGCCTTGGCGACTTTTCATTCCCATCCGAATAGGGGATAGGACAGTCAGTTGGACAACCCGAAGTTTGTCGAATGATAATCCACCTAAGTATGTATCGGCTAAACCCGATCAGGAAATTGTCCCCCATAAAGAGGTACTGTACGGGGCTGAGTTAGCTCGACACGCCATTGTGATATGCGAAGGGCCGATTGACGCTTGGGCAATTGGGCCGGGTGCTGTATGCTCATTCGGGCTGACGTACACCGAGCATCAGTTGAAGGTGATGGGGAGTTTCCCGATCCGGGCTGTGTGCTTCGACAATGAGCCTATGGCATATCGGCAAGCCAAGAAATTGCAACATCAATTAAGCGTATTTCCTGGCGAGACATCGGTGATACGGTTGGAGTCGGGGAAAGACCCGGCTGAATGTGATCCAATCGAGATTGAGGCTATTCGTAGACGTTTTTTGTAACTGGAAGGATTTAACCATGTGCAAATTATTCATGTCGGACATGGATCAAGTCCAATTTCAATATGATGCTGAGATCGAGTCTACCATTTTAGGGAAAAACAAAAATCCGTCTGATGTTTTCAAAGTGACCGTCCTACACAACAATCATCAATACATTGGAAAAACAACTTGTGATCGAATGGAAGTTGGAGATTTTATAGACTTGCATGATGAATCAACCAATGAAACTATTCGTGTTTATTTTGGCTAACTGAATTGGAGGAAATGAAATGTTCTGCCTTATTCTTGCTGTATTTTGTACAACTACCGAACCCGACATTCAAGAGTTGTACAAGCAATGTGTTCGGACTTCCCGTGAAAAAGAATTGATCGATTTGGACGTGGCTGCTGTTCGTCTCGAAAAAATGTCAAAGCTGCCTGTCAAAAACAAACAACAACTTCAGATGCGGGCAAGTCTACGGCATCAGGCTGACTACATTCGTAAGTATGCTCGAAAATTAAAGGCGGGCAAAATACTACCAACTCTACCGAAACTTGATCCGTTTAAGTTGAAACCCAACACAATCGGAACCATCGGACGTACTCGTGAAGATGTGTCAGTCATGTTACGTGTTGTGGAAAGAGTGAATGGTGGTATACTCGTTCGTGCCGAAAAAACCCAACGAGTACGAAACCCTGAACATCAAAGTTCAGGAGGTACGATTCGAATGCAGGATTATGGTTCCAGTATCCAGCAAGCATTATCATCCGGCTACCGCACCAAAGTACGTGGTTCTTCGTTTTTTGTGGAAGGTGTAGATGGAGAACCGAAGGACGAAATTTCTTTGCCCGGTGCATGGCTTGTTCTTCCTGGTCCTACTGCCAAGCAAATGCGGCTACGTCAAGTGCCCGATTCAATTCATTCCCCGCCAACGAAACCGATGTTACATCCCTTGTCCCAATACCGATAACCATTTGGAGTAATCAAAATGGACCCTGATGGCCGAATAACAACGACCGGCATCGTAACCCCTGCCATGTTTGATCTTGTACGGACGAAGACCATTCGACCCAGTGAATTCGAGGTACTGGTGGTTCTGAAAGCCATGACGAACGATCAAGGGGAATGCACGGTCAGCAATCTCCTGCTGACCCAAGCCTGCCATTGCAGCCTTGTGCAGATCAAGAAGGTTATCGCCAAATTGAAGAAAGTCGGGGCCATTCGCCGAAAGTCTTGGCGCAAGTGTGTCCGCACACTAGAACTTCTCGTTTAGCCCAAAAACTCCCATTGGGCAAAAATAGCTCTAGTGATATACTTACACCTGTTCCGTTCAATCGGATTTGGTTATTTGGCTGCAATCCAGAATAAGTCTTGTGTCATGTGCCCCATTTCGCATATAATCACGAACGTCACTACTTGTTTGGTTTGCAGCCAACTCGTTGACCGAGCCGCTCTGTTCACTCAGGGCGGCTCTTTTTGTTGGAGGTACGTAAATGCGTGACCAAACAAATTGTGGTGATCAGTGGGACTGTAGTAAGTATGATAACATTCAGATTGGATCAAAAGTGTGGCAATTGTTTTGGCAAAAACAAATAACACTCGCAGAATGGATCGTACTTCCAATACTACAACACTATACCAAAACCAGAGGTAATTGCACGATTCCTAATCGTGCATTGGCCAAACAAATAAATCGAAGTCGAAGCTACATCCGACGATTATTACAGCATTTACAAAAAGGAGGATTCATTGAATTCTACCACCTGAATGGGGTACGATATATACTGGTTCGAGTTAAAGATGATGCATTCTCGGATAGGTATGTAGCAACCCGGCTACAACAGATTCAACAACAGTATGACAATTCCGGCGAGGAAGTATGAAATGGCCGGAAAATCAAGTTGTCCAAACGAAGACAAATCCTCCGATTATTACATTGTTGCATCGGGGGCACTGCGTATTTTACTAAAACAAAAACAAATAAATGCCCGTGAATTTACCGTACTTATGCTCATACGGCATTTTTCTCTGCAAGAACAGGGTTGTTTTGCCAGTAATCGTTATTTAGCAAACGAGATTGGGTGTAGTGTGGATCAATTCAAACACCATTTGATCCGGCTCCGACGCATGGGATTTATTCAAAACTCATATAAAAATACCACGAGATATTTGATTTATACGATTGATGAAAATTCACCCCAGGAGTCAAATCCCGATATGAATCAGCCAAATTCACCCCGTGCGAAAAACAACACCCCGTGCGAAAAACAACACGGGGGCGTGCGAAAAACAACACGGGGGGCGTGCGAAAAACAACACGGGGGGCGTGCGAAAAAACACCCCCATAATAAACAACCTTTAATAGAAGAGAAAATAGCAGAGAATAACATTTCAGAAAAATCGCCTCGCAAAGCTCGGGGGAGTGTTTCCGGAGGTCGCTGCGCTTCCCCGAAAAACACTCCCAATAAAACAAATTTCATTCTCACTCAATTCGACAGAATTTCCGGAGCAAGGCTTTATGCTATCCTGGCCGAAAATGATTCAGACCTAATTCATGGAAAAACAAAAACACGGAAGGATACTCTGGCCAAGGTTATTTCCAAACTCCGGGTCGATAGAAATAAATCCGAATCAGAAATAACTGAATTCCTGGATTGGTATGAAAAGGCATTCGACGATGAATATGTACCTCGGTACAGAAAGTCGGATGATTTATTCAGCAAGTGGGATCAATTCTCCGGGGCGAAGAAAAGGCATTCCGCCAAAGCTGAAAAGAAAGTCGATTATGCGGATATGGATCGGGATGACCCCCGGTTTGTGGCTTATTACAAAAAATGCCGCAAGATTTACGGCTGGATCGTGAAACACGGTTTGCATGAACCCTATGGGAATTCCTATGTCATGGAGTCGGATATTCAAAAGGCGTGCGAGGCTCTCAAAATTGACTACAATTCCATTAACCCGGATGATATACACGAATAAGGAATAAATATGAAAGTGAAGAAATCGGATGGATCGGATTTCCGAGTCGTGTTAATCGGAATGATAACCAATTCAGTGGTACTTTCAAGGATTTCTCAACAGTGGGTGGATGACGGTTTGTTCGGTGATCGCTGGTGTAACCGAATCGGGGGGTGGTGTCTAAAGTATTATCGAAAGTACAACGAACCCCCCAAAAGCAAGATACGGGATATTTTCGAGTCGTGGGCAAACCGTGATCCTGATAACCCGATGGTCGAACCCATTGAGAAGTTTTTGGCGAGTCTGAGTGACCAGTACGAATCGGCAGACATAACTCCGGATTACATTCTGGATCGGGCTGGCGAAGTTTTCAACAAGGTGCGTATCCGAAAGCTGATCGAAGACGTTGAACTCAAACTCGATCAAGATCAATCCGAGGCGGCCTACGAGCAACTCGTTTCGCTCAGTAAGGTTCAACTCGGGGAAGGTGCCCTGGTCAAGGTGGCAACAGATTTTGATGCGTGGGCTGATGCGTTTCACGAATTGGAACATAACGAGGTTTTGATTCCGTATCCGAGAACCCTGCACAACTTTTTTGGACAGTGGCTTACTCGGGATAGCCTCTATGCGGTCATGGCTTCGGACAAACAGGGCAAGTCGGTAATCCTGTTAGATATGGCGGTTCGTGCTCTACGCAATCGTAAGAGAGTCGCTTACTTCGATACGGGTGATATGTCCCAACGACAAGTCATGCGCCGTCTGGGGACACGTGTGGCTCGTATACCCATATCTCCAACTGATGTGAAATTTCCACGGTCTGTTTCTCATGATGGTGACGTAGAATTCGAGTCACGAAATTTTAAGAAGGGGTTGTCATTACGCGAAGCCTATCGTGCAATCAACAAGGCAAGCCGGGGGAAAGATTTACTTCGTGTTGCGTGTTACCCGAACAGCACGATCAGTGTCAATGGAATTCAATCGGTATTGCAAGATTGGGCTAGAGAGGGTTGGGTGGCAGACGTTTGTATTGCGGAGGGTTCATTGGTTTTGACGGATCGTGGATTGGTGCCAATTGAAAAAATTAAACCAGTTGATAAATTATGGGACGGTGTAAACTGGGTATCGCACAAAGGTCTTGTTTATAAGGGAGTTAGGGATGTCATTACCTACGAAGGGATTACCGCAACCCCAGA